GATCCCCCACGGGTTTAGCTCAGTGACTGCTTTGGGCGCGAGAATGTAACGGAACAAGTCATCGCGGAAAGACTCGTCAGGAATCCAAGGGGCTTTTGTGTGCTTCACGGTGTTCTCCTAGTTGCCGATGCGTGCAGGGGTCGGCGCTCCCTCGGATACGCGGCACGCTCGCGCCGTGTTCAATGCGCCTGCGGTTGCTGCGCGGACATGACCGCATTGAATCGGTCAAGCAAGTCCGCGTATTCCTCAGCCAGCTTGAGTCGGCGGGCCTGTTCGTCGGCCAAGAGGATCGAAACGGCCTCGCAGGCTTTGGCGAGGTTGTAAGTAGCGTTTGCAAGTTCGGAGACGTTCATCACGTTCATGGCGGGCCTCAAAAGGGAATGTCGTCAGCGTCAGCCGGTGCGGCGGCACGCTGGGGCTTGTCAGCCTTCGCGCCGTTCGGCTTCCAGTTGTCCACCTCGGCGTACCACTTGCCGCTCTGGCCGCGCTTCAGGTTGAGGTTCACCCAGTCGCCCTCACGGCCCTTGAGCCAGTCAAGGAACTCAGCCTTGCGGATGGACACGGAGCCGATGACGTAATCCGGCGCACCGTCACCGGGAGCCTTGAGAATCAGGCCGTTGGGAAATTCTTTGTCGCGCATTACGCTGCCTTCCTCTGTTCGTGCGCTTTCTTGAGCGCGGTTCGGGTCTTGGAATCAAGGCGCGTCCACAACGCCGCCTTTTCATCCGTGTTGAATGCCTGCCGTTCGATGAACTCCCACGCGCCAGCGGAGTCCCCCGATTCGATGAACTCGCCAATCGTGGCGGCGCACTTGAGCAAACCAGCCTGCGTCTCAGCGTCCACGGCATCCCACACGCCGCTGGTCGGCTGGCCTTCCGACTTGACCGGCTGCGGCTTGCCGTTGTGCGCGGCTGCGTTGCCGTCGTCATCTTCCTGCGCGATGCCAGCCATAGCGGCCAGCGAGTAGCGCCGGAGGTACGTTGTCGCGCTGCCGATGCCCTGCGCGTCCGTCTTGCTGGGGACGCAGCTTGCGGTCGAGTAAATCAGCCCGCCGCCCTTGTGGCCGACAAGCGTCGTCACCGACACAAGCGAGCCATTGAAGGCCGTCGATTGCGTGATGCTCAGACCATGCTTGGCGAACACGGGCCGCACGGTGTTCAGCACTTCGGCCAGGTCGGCGTATTTCGATTTAAAGTGCGGGTTCGCACTCGACTTGCTGGCGTTCTCGACTTCGCCCTGCGCGGCAGCGAGGGCCGCGAACAGTTCCGGCGTGGCCTTGTCAATGTAGATGGGGTTAACGTCGTTCACTTGTCGTCTCCGATGCTCGGCGCGCTGTCCGCGATTTGTTCCGCCTCGTACTCACGCGCAAACTGGCGCTCAAACTCCGCTTGGAAGCGCGGGCCAAGCATCAGCGGAAAGCCCGTGAGGGCGGCGCGGCCATACCAGCCCGCGAGGCGTTCCCGGTTCGATGCCGGGTGTTCAGTGGTCAAGATCATGGGTTCCTCCGTAGGTCGCGCCATTTGCGGAAAATCCGGCGTGCGCGTTGAATGCGTTCAAATTCCTCGCGGGCCAAGCTGCCGAGAGCCCACAGGCCGCACAGCAGGAAGGCCGCTACGATCAAGTCGTGAGCGAGGGCGGTAGTCATTCGCCCGCCTCATGTGCGCGCATATCCGCCGCCATTTCCGCCCACGCTTCGCGGGCATCCTCGCGGCGCTTGTCGCTGACCTCGGCCAGCTTCCACACGGCATCCTCGGCACGATCCATCGCAGCCTGCGCGGCGTACACATCGCGGAAGGCCTGCGTCAGTTCCTCGTCGCTGACTTCGCTGGGGCGCTCAAGCTCGCTCCAGTCAGCAAGGCGAGCATTGACCGCCTCGCGGATAATCCGGCCCGCTTCCAAGTCATCACCGGCCACGATGGCGGCGGCGATGCGCTCACGGACGCGGAAAATCGCGGTGTCGATGGCGTCGAGTAGGGTCAGGTCAGTCACGGCGCGCCCCGCTCGTTAAGCTGGTCAATGGCTTCATCAAGGAAGCGCTCGGCGCTGTCCTGCGCGATGCGATCCAATGCGCGCTCAAAGCTCGCCAGAACCCCCTCCGCGAAGTCGGCAGCGATGCCTGCGCGGTCGGCGCGCTTGGCCTTGTAGAGACGCAGCGCCAGAGCTGCAACGTCTACGGCCTCGTCTTCGGAAACGGCGAGCGTTGCGGCTTCCTGATTCTTGGCGTCGTCATACGCCAGTTCATAGGCCAGTTCGTCGGCCTCATCGTTGCCAGCCATGTGCGCGTCAACTGCGCGGGCCAGAAATGCGTCGAAGTTGCTCATTGCTGCCTCCGAAGTGCCTACAAGGCGTAGGCGATGGAGGCACAATAGGGCATCACGGACTGGCCGTCAACTACACCGCGTAGTTATTTTTGATTGATTCTTTCAATCGCTATCGGGCTGGGCCATTGATTCAATCAATGCCAACAATGAACGGCGCTTTTCTTCGGGAAGCCGGTCAAACAGCTTCGCCGCACGCGTCGTTTCCTGGTTCCGGCCCAGCGTCAGATCGTCCGACGCGTCTGCCAGTTCAATCAGTGTCATCCCTGCAAGCTCGCAAATCCTCACCAGCTCTCCTTCTGCCCATTCGTTACGCCCGCGCAGCTTGTGGCCTGCCGTGGCGGGCGACTTCCATCCCATAGCTTTCGCGATGGCGGCGTGACTAAGGCCAGCCGCCTTTAGACGTTCTGCAAGGATGGTGCGGTGGAGTCTCACGGATTGATAAGACGAGGGGCACGGGGTCGATTTGCGTGGGTGGAGTGTAAGCCCTTGATTCGGCAAGAGTGACAACATCACTCAATGCCTACACGAAGTAGTTGACAGCCTCTAAGGACGTGCCTACACTGCGTAGGCATGAACCTTCCTACCTACATCAAGACCATTGGCGAGCAGGCGGCTTCCCGCCTGTTTGGCGTGTCCGTCTACACCGTCCGTTCCTGGCGCAGTGGTTCGCGCCAGCCGCGCCCGTCGAAGGCTCGCGAGATTGTCGAAGCCACGGGCGGAAAGCTGACGTTGGAGCGGATTTACAGCGAGTGACCTCACGGCTCAGCCCTTCGGGGTTGGGCCTTTTTTATGCCCCTAGGGGCCGGTAAAGCCAAGTAAAGCGGAGTAAACGAGATGCAACGGGAAATGCCTTTCCTCGCTTCCTGCAAGCCGCCTAGCAACGCTCCTGACGGTCTTGTGCGCCGTGTCACCACCGAGGCCGATGCCGTGGCCGTGAGCCTTGGCGCGTGCGGCCTGAAAGCCTCTTACATCGCCGCGCAGATGGGCCGCTCTGCCCCGTGGCTGTCCCGCGTCAAGGGCGGTTCGCTGGCGATGAGTGACGCGCAGGCGGAGCGGTTCTGTCTGCTGACGGGATCGAACTTGCTGCGCCAAGTCCGCGCCTTGCGTGACGCGCTGGCCGAAATCAATGGGCAGCTTAACGCCGCCGAGACGATCCGCCGCCTTGCTGCCGAGCTGAGGAAGGCCGCATGACCTGCCCGACCGGAAAGCAGCAGTACGCCACCGCCGCCGCAGCCTCCCGCGTCAAGTCCGCATCGGACAAGCGACACGGCAAGGGCAAGTCGGGCGGATGGCACAAGGGGCCCGCGATGGTCTACCGCTGCCGTGAGTGCGGGCAATGGCACATCGGGCATGGGGTTCACACGCTCAAGAACAAGCGTCCTCGCCTTGTCCCCGACTTTGAATGGAGCGTCGCGTGATTACTGAAAAGAGCCCGACTCCGGCGCTTACGGCCGAGCGCGCTGGCGAGCTTCTTTCTTACTCGCCAGAGACTGGGATTTTTTCCCGCAAGTCTTCGCGCCACGGCGAGAGCGTCGGCTTTCTGAACGCGCACGGCTACGTCTGCTTCCGCGTTGACGGCAAGAGCTATTACGCGCACCGGCTCGCGTGGCTCATGGTTCACGGCGAATGGCCGGCCGGTCAAGTTGACCACATCAACGGACTGAGGACGGACAACCGCATCTGCAATTTGCGCGAGGCAACCAACGCGCAGAACTGCCAGAACATCCGCTCTGCGCGGCACCACTCGCGCTCTGGACTGCTTGGCGCGAGCTTTCACAAAGGCGCTGGAAAGTGGCGCTCAACGATCAATGTTGATTGCCGCCAAGTCCACCTTGGATTCTTCGCCACCGCCGAGGAGGCGCACGCCGCTTACTTGAAGGCCAAGGCCGAGCTTCACCCCTTCCAGACCATCGCGGGGGCCGCGTGAATTACTACCCGTTCAACATCGGGGATTACGCGGGCAACACTCGCGGCCTGTCGCTCATTGAAGACCTGGCCTACCGCCGCATCCTTGACGCGTACTACCAAGCCGAAGGGCCGCTGACTGGTGACATTGCGCGCCTTGTCGGAATGCGTGACCACGCCGAGGCCGTCGCCTACGTCCTCTCAACGTACTTCAAGGACACGCCGGAAGGCTGGCGGAACGGTCGTGCGGATGAGGTCATCGCGGAGTACCACGCGAAGGCTGAGCGCGCCCGTAGCAATGGCAAGTCGGGCGGTCGTCCGGTCAAAAAAACCCAGACGGAACCCAGTGGGTTCCTAGAAGAAACCCAGTCGGTTTCTGTGGAAACCCAGCCGGTTCAAAAACAAACCGATATCGGAACCGGATCGAAAGCTAACCAAGAACCAAGAACCAATAACCAAGAGAAGCAAGAGCAAAAGCATGAGCGCGTGCCGCGCTCGCTTGGTCGGTTCGAAGACTTCTGGCAGGCCTACCCGAACAAGAAAGGCCGCAAGGACGCTGAGAAGGCGTGGGCGCGTAAGGGGCTCGACGCGCAGGCGGACTTGATCCTCGCTGACGTTCGCCGCCGACAGGTTCACGACCGCGACTGGGTCAAGGGCTACGTGCCCCACGGATCGACCTACGTGAACGCCGAGGGCTGGCGCGACGGACTCCCGCCCGTCCCGTTGCCGCAGCAGGCGCAGATGCAGCCGTCCCGACAGATGCAAGCAATCCAATCCCTTTTGCGAGTGACGCCCAATGAAAACCTCGATGCCGCCCGCCTGGTTCCTCACGACGCTGGAAACTTGCTTGGCTCAGACGTACTCCCTTTGCCTGCCCGGATCGCCGGGGGCTGACGTTCTCCCCGCGACGGCTGCGACTTGGGCCGACGACCTGTGGAGCGATCCGCGCTTCGCTTGGGCCGATCCCGACACCGACCGCGCCCGCATCGCCCACGCCTTCCGCCAGCTTCGCCGCACTAGCGAGCGTTGGCCGAGCCTCGCGGATTTCTGCCGCGCCTTGCCGCCCCCGCCCGAAGCGCCCGCGCTGAAGCATGAGCCGTGCAGCCCGGAGCAAGCGGCTCGGAACGTGGAACGCCTCAAGGCGATGGTTGAGGAAATGTTCGGGGCGAAGTCATGAGCCGCTATCAAGACTTGATCGACCGTGGATACAACCCGGACGCCGAGAACACGCGGGGCTATGTTTGCCGAGACTGCGGATACAAGCCGACAGAAATCGAACTTGACGAGGGCCGCTGTCCGCTGTGCTGGGAAGAAAAGCTTGCCTCTATGAAGGCCAGTGGGGCCAGCGCATGACCGCCCTTGACGCCCTGCTAGACGCCCGCGTGACGGATACGGAAATCGCCCTATGGCTGGAAATCAGCGAGCAAGCCGTGCGCCTGCGGCGTATCAGCCGCGAGCGGGAGGCGATTCGTTCGTCTCGCCGCCCGGTTTTGACGCTGCCCAGCGAATCAGCCTGCGGCCTGTCAACGAGTGGAAAGACGCACTCGCAGCCGTGCCAGCCGATGAGCGTGATGCCGTGAGGGCCTTTCTTGTGCGCTGGCATGAAGCGGCAAAGCAGCACGCGGCGCTAGACCGCGAGATCGCAGAGCGGCGGGCGGTTTGGGTGAGCATTCCGAAGGGGTTCAAGGCGTGAAAGTCTTGGTAGCTTGCGAATACTCCGGCGCTGTGCGCGATGCGTTCATCCGCGCAGGCCATGAGGCAATGTCGTGCGACCTGTTGCCGACCGACGTACCTGGGCCGCATTACGCGGGGGACGTTCGGGACGTTCTGGATTACGGCTGGGACTTGATGATCGCCCACCCGCCTTGCACGCACTTGAGCGTCAGCGGAGCGGCTTACTTCGCTGAAAAGCGCATGGACGGGCGGCAGCAAGCTGGCGTGTCGTTCGTGCGGATGCTGTCGAAGGCCGACATCCCGCGCATTGCGATTGAGAACCCCGTTAGCGTCCTTTCGACGCTTTGGCGGAAGCCGGATCAGATCGTGCAGCCGTGGCAGTTTGGGCACGGCGAAACCAAGGCCACCTGTTTTTGGCTGAAGGGCCTGCCGCCACTTCGCCCGACAAACATCGTGGAGGGCAGGGAGCAGCGCCTTCACCGCCTGCCGCCTTCGCCGGATCGATGGAAGCTGCGGAGCGCGACCTTTCCAGGTATCGCGCAGGCCATGGCCGACCAGTGGGGCGGCTTCTGTCTGACGCACGCGGGGTGCGTGGCATGACCCGCGTTTGCCGCACTCGCGCAGACCTGGCGCTTGCCTTCGCTGACGGCACGGCCCTTATCGCCGCTGGGAAGCCCGTATCCGTGACGGTGCGCGAGCACACCAAGCGGACGCTGGATCAGAACGCCTTGCTTCACTTGTGGATGGAACAGGCGGCGCTAGAGATTCCCGATTACGACGCCCTTGGATGGAAGTGCTACGTGAAGCTGCACCACGGCGTGCCGATCCTCCGCGCCGAGGATGAAGACTTCCGCGCCTTCTACGACTCGGCGCTCAAGGCCCGCACGTATGAGCAAAAGCTTGAGGCGATGAAGTTTGTGCCGGTCACGCGGCTGATGAAGGTCAAGCAGATGACGCGCTTCATGGATGCAGTTCAGGCCGACTTTGCCGCGCATGGCGTGATTCTGGAGGCCGCGTGAGGCACTCCACCGGCAAGCCCACCAAGGCCGAGCAAGCCCGATTCGACCGCATGAAAGAACAGGGCATTTGCATCGCCTGTTACCTACGCGGCACGCAACCCGACTACCCGCAACACATCGAAATTCACCACCTACTCAGCGGGAACCGGCGCATCGGCCACATGGCGACGGTGTCGCTCTGTAGCTGGCACCACAGAGCCGCGCTGCCCTTCGGCTGGGGCGATGCGGAAGCCTTCGACTATCTCGGCCCGTCGCTAGCGAAGGGCAGTAAGCCATTCCGCGCAGCCTTCGGCACAGATGCAGAACTTCTCACCATTCAGAACGAACTACTGACCAATGCGAATTCCTGAGTCCACCGCACACGAACCGTTTTTCGTCGCTCGCCGCCTGCGCCGCTTGAACGTCGCGCACATCCGCCGCGCTGAGCCTTTGACGATGGCCTATATCCAGCAAGCCGCCGACCTGATTAGCGAGCAGGCCAAGAAGATCAACAAGCTGAGTCTTCGCGTTGCGAACTATGAGCGCGAGCGTCCGATTGGCGAAAAGCGCACGGCGATGCATGGCCGAATCATCCGAGGCAAGACGCCCGCCGACTTGGCGGAAAAGGTGCGGGGCGCAATCAAGGGCGCGTGTGACTTGTACCGCGCACCGTGCGGCGCGCTTCGCATGGTGAAGCCTGACGCGGTTGTGAGTGGCGAGTTTTTGGGGCGCTTCGATGAAGGCGCTACGTGGCAGAACATCAAGGAGGCTCTGGAGTGACCAAGGACGCATCGGCCCGTGGCCGGAGTAACCGCAACCGTGGCGCGGCAGCAGAGCGCGAGCTGGCCCGCTGGATCAAGGACGAATTGGGCGTGGAGGTTTCGCGCAATTTGAAGCAATACCAGCGCAGCCAAGAGGGAGACTTGACCCCGCTGGGGCCGTTCCTCTTAGAGGTCAAGTTCCACGCAAGGTTAAACGTGCGCGATTGGTGGAAACAGGCCGTGGTGTCCGCTAAAGCGTGCGGGCTTATCCCCGTCGTCGCCTACAAGGTCGCGCGCAAGGGCTGGCGCTTTGTCCTGCCGCATACCAGCGCGCAAGGGGAGTGGAGTCACGACTTCGAGTTCACCGTAGACGTAGGCCCCGCGTGTTTCGCCATGATCGTGAGGGAGGCCCTTTGACCACTCACCGCCAAGGCTTCGGCCCCGATGGCCGCCCGCTCTGCTTCAACCGCGAGGCGCGCGCCACCTACATCGCTAACGCCGGATTCATCGACGGGAAGCTGGTGAACGTCGTCATCCCGTGGGCGTTCTCTGAGGGCTGCCGTAGCTGGGTGGCTGACCCGTCCACCGATCCCGTACCGCTGGCGGAAGGGTGGAAGTGTGGCGGGTGCGTGCATTACCCGAGCGAAGCGGTAGACCTGGCGCTTACCCGCCGACACGACCGGAAACTGAGGGAGGGCAAATGACCGAACTTCACCGCCTCATTGGCGACCTGTCACGGCAAATGGTGGCCGAGGGCTACCCCATCCACTGCGCGATGGACGCGGAGGCGCTGATTCTGTCCTTCCTCGCAAATCAGGGGCGGAAGGCGAAGGCCGAGGCCGATGCCGCTAAGGCTCTGGCGCGTGGCTGGCGATCCGCTGCCGAGTGTCAGGGCGTCCACCCCGCGACGGTCTACCGCAGGGCGCACAGGTTTTCGCGCAAAACGCGAGAACTTGCGAAGGGATAGCAGGAGACTACACGCCCAGACAAAGGGGAGTCTGGGCGATGAGCGACAACGTACACAATCCGGCGCACTACACGGCTGGCGGCATTGAAACGATTGACTTCATCCGCGCCAAGCTTGGCCCCGAGGGCTTCCGCGCCTATTGCCTTGGCAACGTCCTGAAGTATGTGACGCGCCACTCGCACAAGAACGGCGACGAGGATTTGCGGAAGGCTCAGGTTTACTTGGATTGGGCCGTGTATTGGCCAGAAAAGCCCGCAGAGCCGCGCACGGTAGAAATCCCCGTGGTCGCGCTGCACACCATCGGCGTTCCGTTCGATGACGAGGAGCCGCCACTCCGCGCTGGCACGGCCACAAAGCTGGATGACTTGCTCTGATGCGCGTCCTGTTGATCGACATTGAGACGGCTCCGGCGACCGCCTACGTTTGGTCGCTGCGTGACCGATACATCCCGATTGAACGGCTAATCACGCCGGGGCACACGCTTTGCTTCGCTGCAAAGTGGCTTGGGGAGCGCGAAGTCATCTTCCGCAGCGTCCAGAGCGGCGACAGAAAGGCGGTAGTGAAGGCCGCGCACAAGCTGTTGGACGAGGCCGATGCCGTCTGCCACTACAACGGGCGGAAGTTTGACATCCCGGTATTGGAGGCCGAATTCCTGACCCACGGAATGCGCCCCCCGTCGCCGTTCCATCAAATCGACCTTTACGCCACCGCCAAACGCTTTGCCCTGCCGTCCCGCAAGTTGGATTACATCAGCCAGCACCTCGACCTCGGCCGCAAGACCAAGCACAAGGGCATGGAGCTGTGGACGGCGTGCATGGGCAGCGACCCTTCCGCGTGGCGGGTGATGGAGCGCTACAACCGCCAAGACATTCGCCTCCTTGAGCGGCTTTACAACGTCCTGCGCCCGTGGATCAAAGACCACCCGAACCACAGCATCGCGGATGGCGAGTGCTGCCCGACTTGCGGTAGCCACAACCTCCGGTGGAAGGGCTGGCGCGAGTCGATTACCCGCCGTTACCGCCGGTTTGTGTGTAACGACTGCGGCGCATGGGGTAGGGCGGTCAAGTCTGAGCCGGGGACGGCGATTACGCGGAGCCTTGCATGAAGGAATCCGCATTGGCCGTCGTGGCCGGTCTTGTCGTGTTCGTCGCCCTCTGGATCGTGGCGCTAGCCCTGCTGCCATCGGCGGGGCTGTTTCCGGCTGGCGGCGTTGGCTTGGTGCTGTCGATGCTGGCGGCTGAATCGGTAAGGGACTCACTGGAATGAGCATGGATGAGCGCACGGAAGCGCACGGGGCCAAGGAAGGCTCCGACTTTGCGGGATGCTGGGACATTCGAGGCCCCGGTATCGACGCTCTATTCGCTGGGGATTTGAGCCGGAGCCATACGGCCCTGTCTGCGATCCAGTGGACAGACCGCGCCTTTCACGCGGGCTTCCCCGGCTGGGAGTTGTACCGGACGGTCGTTTCCGGTGATCGCATTCACTGGCGCAAGCTGGAAGCCTACGCCATCGGCATGGCCCGAGCCCTGACGCGAGCGCGGACGAATAAGCAGAACTCGCATCCGCTCATTGCCCGCCGTGCGCGCCGGAATGACTGGATCGCCCAAGCGGCACGGGATGCGCTGTTCATCGTCATCCATGGCAAGGAGCCGATGCCTGGCGAAACCCGCGCCGAAGCGTTGAACGTCTGGCCGACCAACTACCGGAAGGTGCGGGACAGCGTGGCCGGGGGCATGACGATTGGCCTCGAAACCTACCGCGCCATGCTTCACGTGAACTTTTATCGGGTTCGTGAAGCCGAAATGGCGGCGTAAGCGGAAAACGGCCCCAGCATCAGGGCTATGGGGCGTGCGGGGCCGAAATCCCGCGTGGCAATGGCCCGCCCCAACTAATCAGGCTTCCCACTGAGCCCGCGTAGCAGATCAGTGGCTTTTCCATAGGACGGGAAGCCATGACGGACGAAACGGAAGACGAGGGCATCGAGCTTGAGTTCGTCCAGCCCGAGCCGGTTTACCTCGGCACCCCGAGCGGCACGTTTTGCATTCCTGACCTTGACGTACTGACGGAAGCCCTTGGCGGCTCAGTGCTGGCCTATCAGGCCACGGAGACGGGCCTTTGGTGGCTGACGCCTTCCCGCCGCTTGGAGCTTGTGGAGAACACGGCCAAGCCTGCGGCCGTTCGTAGCGTCAAACCAAACTAACGGGGCTTCGCCTAACGGTAGGGCAGCGTCCTCTAAAGTCGTTTTGTGTCAGTTCGAATCTGACAGCCCCCGCCATTCCCCCGAAAGGGGGCAACCCTGCGGCATGTGCCGCGAACCTGAGAGTAAGACACATGTCCTAGATTGACGCCCTGCCCATCCTTGGCTTTGCCAAGGGTGTCCGTACCGACACCGCCGCGACTGACGCCGCCGTCATCGAAATCCCGGTTTCGCCCGCCGCTCCCGGCTTCATTGTTGACTCCGTTCACGTTTACAACGCGCAGGGCGGTTCGTCGGCCTCTGCCACCCTTGGCGTGTTCGGTGCTGCCGCTGGTGGCGGCGCCGTCATTGTGGCTGATGCCGCGCTGACTGGCGTAACCGGCCCGACTGTCGTTTCGGCCCGTACCGTGGCCGCGACCGCTGTCACTCCCGCCGTTCGCGTGGAAAGCCTGTTCGTCCGTATCGGCACCGCTTCGGGCGTGGCTGGTAGCACGGTGGACGTTGTTATCCACGGTCGCAAGCTGCCGTAACCGATGAGCATGGCGGCTCCTCAGCCGGTATTGGTGGGCAGCCGCTTTGCTGGGGATGACTAGCGTTATGGCAGTGAAGCCGATTGACCCCAAGCGGGTTGAGGAACTGGCCGGGACTGGCCTTGCGGGTTACTAGATCGCTCAGGCGCTTGGGATCAGTTATGACACCCTCGCCCGAAGGATTCAGGACACAGCGGAGATTGCGGAAGCCCTAAAAAGGGGCGAGCAAGCCGCGATTGGCGTGATTGAGAACGCCCTATACATGAGCGCGGCTCAGGGCAACTTGGGCGCGCAAATCTTCTACCTGAAGAACCGCAGCGGCGGGAAGTGGCGCGACAAGACGGAGCAAGCTGTATCCCTCAGCACTCCGGCAGGGGCATTGGACGATGACGCACTCGCAGCTATCGCCGCAGGAAGCGGCCCGCGAACTTCTAAGGCGCAGGACGGTTCGGCGTGACCTGACAGCGTGGAGCCTGCAATGCGGGTTCACGCCTGCAAAGCACCATAAGCTGCTGATTAACCGGCTGGAAGCGGTCACGCGGGGCGAGATTGACCGGCTGGCAATCTTCATGCCTCCGGGCTCGGCAAAGTCTACGTATTCATCGGCAGTCTTCCCGCCTTGGTACTTGGCGCAAGACCCGACCAAAAGCGTTATCGCGGCCTCGCACACGGCAGAGCTTGCCGAGCGCTGGGGCCGTCGCGTCCGAAACCTGATTGCCGAGCATGGGGCGACCCTTGGCTACGGCATCGCGCAGGACAACCAGAGCGCCGGTCGCTGGGCCACGTCCTAGGGTGGCGAGTATTACGCGGCAGGCGTTGGCGGCTCTATCACGGGCCGTCGCGCTGACCTTGTTGTCATCGATGACCCCGTGCGCTCGCGCGAGGATGCCGAGTCTGAGGGCGTCCGAGAAAAGACGTGGGAGTGGTATCAGGCCGACTTGATTACCCGACTCAAGCCGGGGGCGGGGATCGTGCTAGTTCAGACCCGCTGGCATGAAGACGACCTCGCGGGCCGGATTCTTGAGCGGGAAGGCGACAAGCGGGACGGCGGGGCGTGGGAAGTCATCCGACTGCCAGCCTTGGCCGAGGCGCTAGACCCATTGGGGCGCGCTGTTGGTGAGGCCCTGTGGCCCGATTGGGAGGATGAGGCAGCGCTAGAGCGTAAGCGCGCCATCGTTGGCCCTAGAACGTGGCTGGCGCTGTATCAGCAGCGACCCACGGCAGAGGAAGGCACGTACTTCAAGCGCGAATGGTTCCGGCGCTATCGCAGCGCACCGGACAACCTGACCATCTATATGTCGGGAGACTTTGCGGTCACCGAGGGTGGCGGGGACTTCACGGAACTTGCGGTGTGGGGCGTGGACACGCTGGACAACGTGTATGCGCTGGATTGGTGGAGTGGTCAGGCATCGTCGGATCGATGGGCCGCTGAATGGATGCGGCTGGTAAAGCAGTGGCGTCCGGTCTATTTCTTTGGCGAGTCGGGGCCGATTCGTCGGGCCATGGAACCCTTACTCGACCGGATGATGCGCGACGAACGGACGCACACATCCCTTGATTGGCTGTCCAGCGGCAATGACAAGGCGGCAAACGCCCGCACGTATCAGGCGTTGCAGGCGAACGGGCGCATCTATTGGCCCGAGACGGAATGGGCGGACAGGGTGATAGATCAGTGCTTGCGGTTCCCTGGCGCTAAGCACGACGACGCCGTAGACACCTGTTCGCTATTCGGTCGCGGCATTGACAAGACTTGGGCAGCGATCCCGCGCCCGCCTGACAAGCCGCAGTTGCATGAAGCATTCAACGCGCCGATTCCGGTTTCGGCGTTCCTGAAGGATAAGAAAAAGGCCCACTGGTGAGCTACGAATCAGATCAGCCCGATGACGGCGGAATCGTCACCTATTGGACGACCAAGCTACAGAAAGCCGCCGACGCGCTGAAGCCGTGGCGCGAGGCTGCCGAGCGGGCCGAGTCTGATTACTTTGACGACCGGAAAGACGGCAAGCGGCAGTTGTTCAACGTGTTCTACAGCACGGTCAACACGCT